GCAAATCATCAGCGATATCGTAAAGTGTAGCAGCGTCTTTGTTTTCACCCAAACGCAGCACACGACCAATGGATTGAAGAGCGCGAATTTTACTCTTGGTTGGAGAGGAGAAGATAATATTATGTAGATTACGGATATTCACGCCTGTCGAGAAAGTTCCGTAACTCGCCACAATGATCGCATCAGTTTCCTGTTCAGTAATATGTCTTACTGCTTCGCGATCTTCTGCTTCAACCCCACCATGAATAAAAAAGACCTTACGGTTGCCAGCCTTCTCTTGTATCCATTCATATAGTAGTTTACCGTGTTTTTCGACATAAGTAAATAAAACTAGTGTATTGCCATTCAAATTTAAAGCAAGTTCAGTGATAAACTTATTTCGACCTTCATGCTGAGTTAAAAAGTGCATTTCATCAGGATAAGTAAATCCTTTGACTGTCTTACAGACTATCTCAGGATATTTCAACACAATGCACTTGATGCTAAAATTAGCCAACTGCTTGCGTTCAATGAGTTCTTTTGTAGAGATTACTTTAAACACTGGACCAAATAGACCCTCAAGAACCAATTTGTTTACTTTACTATCATCAAGTGTACCAGTTGTACCAATACGAACATCGCAGTTGATCAGTTTAGTCATGATGCTTGTCAATGACTTGGCTTTGAAGGTATGCGCTTCGTCGCCGATAATAAAATCAAACTGCGCAAAGTATTTCTTTGGCATGTCGTAAATACTCTGCCAAGTAGAGATAATCAAATCAGTATCTGGAATTTTACTCTCACCGCCAAATATCTTTTGGCAATACTTGTCTACATCCCAGCCATTGTTGCTGGAATAGTTTTTAAAGTCAGAATGCATCTGGGTGACGAGATTAATCGTAGGAACAATCAACAATCCGCGCTTCTTACCACTATTCAACAAGTGGCGAATCATCATATAGATGATTAACGATTTTCCTGACGCTGTAGGTGAAATGAGTACAGTTCTCTTTTTCGTAAGTCCGACGCTAGACGCGAGCAACTGATAATCTCTCGGCTCCATTGGAAGTGATAGAGCAGTTGCAAGATTTTTCGTGTCAATCGGGTGGACTTCCTTGTCTTCATCTAGAACCTCAACTGAATAACCGCTATCTTTACAGAATTTTTTAATATACGGAATTAAACCAAGATAAATTTGCTTGGTCTTTACATTTAAGAGTCGAATCTTTCCGTCCCAATATTTATTGCGGAAGGCTGGTGAAAATTGATAGCCAGGAGTTGAGAATGTAAAAAATTCTGACATCTCTTGCAAAATGCCATCATCAGCATTTACCTGAGCATAGATATTATTTACTTTCTCAACTTTAACATCACACATCAACGAGCACCTTGAATAAACTTCTCCCAACCCATATATTCTTTTAACTGCCAAGTGCGATTGTTCAATTCTTTCATGACGTTGGTGCAAAAACTTGCTGCTTCCTCATGATACGATTTTTTGCGCTTGAGTTTATTTAAATCATCATCACCATCAAGATAAACTTGCATATCTGATTTAAGAGTGAACCGAAATGGTTCCCAACCAAGTTTATCTAATTCTTCTTGATCTAACTTGCCACTGTAATACATCCACTTGAGTTTTTTCATCTTATCAAACTCAATCGATGCGCGTTTAGCAGCAAGATTGTGTAGCGATAAGAATTTGTTATACTTGTTATGGAGTATTGGGATACGAAGAATTTCTTTGCCTGGTTCAGTAGCATCAACTTCTGAATCCTTTTCCCATTGAGCCAATAATTCTTCAAGAGGCGGTGTTTGAATTGTCATAAACAAATAATGTAAGGAAATAGATGTATAATCTTACTATAGATTGTTGTAAAAGGCAAGTCAGAACAATAGTTTGACAACTTGACTATACATGGATATAATAGACTATGTCGAGGATGAATGGTTATCTCAAGTTATATACTATAATCTGTCATATTCATAGTAAGAAAATCTAAACGTAGCATCCGCAATCGCAATATTCTCTGCTGTATCTTGCGCATTAAACAATATAGTTCCCACTGATGTTGGGAACAAGTCAACAAACTTAACACGAAAATTTGGATTATTTTTATTCGTGTAAAGCGTCATAACTGCGCTGCTGTATTGTGGTTTATTCTTCTCGCGTCCACGAATATATGGTGCTCTTGCTTGTCGTTCTAGATCGACATACTCTTTGAAATCTGTTGGGAAGGTCATTCCGCGAATCCAATCATGGATCTCTGTCCAGTTACGCATATCTTCATCAACTAGGAAAGTGATATTGAAAGTATCATATATCATCTTTTCGCCAGGAACATACAAATCAATAAATGGTGTTACTCTTGGAATTTCCGTCAATGAAACTCCAGGAACATTTGCTGCTTGGCAATAATAAGTTGCTCCAGGCAAACGATCAAATGTTACTCTAAATTTTGTACTTTGGAGTAAGTCTGTATTTGTTGGTGTTCTTAAGTTTGCTGTCATCTTTAAGATTCCGGAAACCGATACATTTATTTAGGGTATAAAAAAAGGGGAGTCTTTCGACTCCCCCCAGTTCTTTGCCTTATTGTTTTTGTCAAGTCGGCAATAACTTATTAGCCCATCAATTATTGATTGATGTTCAACACTTGGAACTTACGATAGTAGTAGTTCGTGTTGTTGGCTAGAGCACCTGTGCCAGCTGATGTTGCGAATGGATTTGCTACTAGACCATAACGTGTCTTGAAGCCAACCTTTGGCTGGTAGGTTTGTGGGTCGACAGCACGGACCATCTGCAATGGAACGTATGGGCAGTAGAACAAGCCAGCGTCATAAGCGTTGGTTCCCTTGTATCCTACTACGACATAGTCTGTTCCAGAAACAGAATATGGATCAACATAAACCTTGATGCGACCGAACAATGTACCTGCGAAGGTATTGCCTGTGTCGTCAACTGCTAGGTTTGTTTGACCTGATAGTGCTGAGTTGTAGTCAAGTAGACCTGTCATTGCAAGAGCAGAGGCAACGTCTGTTGAGACGATAACCATGTTACCCTTACCGCGACGAGTGTCCTTGGCGATCTTGTTAGCTGCTTGTTCGATGCGGAACAATAGAGCCTTGTACTTTTCAACTGCCCAACGACCTGATGTACCACCAGCTGTGTCTGTTACGACGGAGCTTGATAGGTTTACAGTGTTAGATGTTGCGCCGAGAATACCGACGCTGGCAGTTGCATAGATCGTACGAACAACTTCGCGGTTGATTTCAGCAAGAATTTCAGTTGACAAAATATTTGTCAATTCTGTTTCTGCGTCTAGACCGTGAATTGCCTTGAGATCTTGTGCAAGTTCTAGTGTGTATGATGCTTGCAAACCGCGTGTATTTGCTGTAACAGCAACGCGATCGATTTGGAAGCCCATTTGTGCTAGATTTGCTGATTCGCCGAATGACGTTGAGAAGCCATAACCTGTGTTTGCAAGACCGAAGGTATTTGCTTCTGGGCTTGCTGGGTTAGTGCTTAGTGCTGTCTGCGTACCATTACCTGAGTGACCAGTGTTGGCTTCTTCGTAGAGCGCTTCACCAGCACGTGCAACTGCAGATGCGTATGTTGAGCGCATTGCGAAGATCAAACCTGTTGGTCCTGTCATTGGCTGAACGCCGCAGATGTCATAAGCCATTAGGTTTGGAAGAGCACGACGGACCAATCCGATTAGGATTGGGTCGAAACCCTTGATTGCGCCTTCGCCGCCGTTAACTGGTGATGAACCACCACCGATGTTATTTGGTAGACCACCACCAGCGACTGAACCAGCTTCCCATAGGTTTTGCATGGAGCGTGATTCTTCCATTAGGGCACGTTCTTGGTTCTCTAGAACAAGTGCAGTAACTGCACGTTTGTAAGGATCTGCGATCTTTGGGAGTTCTGAGTGATCAAGAACTGGAGCCCACTTCTTTGCATATGTTTCGTTTAGATACATTTTATAACTCTCCTGAGTTCTTTGTTAAATTAGGCTTTTGGAGCCGTTTTTGTGATTGCTTTTACATAATGTGCCATTAGACCATTAACTTCTGCTACTTCTGGCTCTTCAACAGCTGTTTCTTGAATTGCCTTTACCTCACTTTTCACTTTATTAACTGGGAAGTAGTTCTCGCGAATTACTGCGAGCTTATTATTAAACTCACCCTCTGTGGTGAACTCCACGCCCTCTGCGAGCGATTTCATTTTGCCGATTTGTACTTCGGTTAGACCTTCACAAATCTTGCGAATTGCTTCATCTTTCTTAGCAGCATTTAGTTCTTCAACTAGAACAGCCTTCTCAGCAGCAGCAGCTGCCATTGCTTCTTCTAGTCCAACAACCTTCGTTGCTAATTCTTCAGCAACATCGACCTTCTCTTCTGGGATTTCGATGTAATGCTCAGTGAATAGGTTCTTCAAGCCATTGATAAAGTCTTCAACGATTTCTGCGCGTAGACCTGTTTCGATAGCGACTTGATTTTCCTTGACCCACTCTTCAACTGCGTAGTTAAGATATTCATCAACTTGTGATGCCATCTCTTCCTTGATTGCTTCAATTGCTTCAACGAGAATAGCGTCGTTTTCAGATAGAACATCTTCAACGATTGCTTCAACACGTGATTGAACAGCAGCTTCGAAGATTGTTGTTGCTTTAGTGCGGAATTCTTCAGAAAGTGATTCGCCATTGAATAGCGCATCAACGTCTTCCTTCATAGAACCCTTATGCTTGGCAACGAGACCCTTCTTCATGTTTTCTTTAACTTCGGTCTCATCTTCGTCATTTTCTTCTTCGTCTTCATCTTTTTCTTCTTCGTCGTCGCCTTTTGCTTCAGCAAGAGCAGCGTCGAGTTCTAGTTCTTCTTCAGAAATAACTTCTTCGTCAGAAGCCTCTGTTTCTTCGCCAAGATCTGGCTCAAGGCTGCCAACAGCTGGCTTTGCGATGCCTACAGACTTAACTGAATTCATTTTCTTATCGCCTTCAGCAGATACTTGACCTGGCTTTGGCGCTTCCTTAACGGCAGCAGCAGCCTTCTTACCAAGTTCGTCGCCTTCTGGCTTTTCGTTTGTTGCGCCGCCGAGATCATCTTCTTGGGCTGGGAGCTTTAGCATAGGCTCTTTACCAGCATTCATAGATGCTTTTAGAATTTCAGCAGCAGATTCTGATAGTGACTTTGTCATTTGGTTTTAACTCCTAAAGAAGTAATATTATTTATAAAATTTAAAGTTTTGACACAAAATTCTCAAAGATTTTCAATGAGATTTCGTCAATTTGTTTTTGCTTTGCATTCTTAATTTGGTTATAATATGCATTAACGTCAAGTTCTTTGACCATGCCATTATCCCAAACCCACTCTTTACCTTCCATAATACCTTGAACGAAAGCACCTGGTGCGGATGGATCCGCTACAATATCTGCCGCTGTGGCTAGATAGAAATCATCTTGAACCACGTTAACACCATTCACTTCTTTAAGTGAACCCATGCCACGTGACGAGACTCCAAGAGTAGCACCGCCTTCTAGCAAAGACTTTGCAATTTTACCCATTGGTGTTTCAAGAATTTTGGCTTTACCAACCCAAGTCGAACCTTCTTGACGTAGGTTAGTAATAAGATGTGATACGCGATCTAGATTGATCGATGGTGAGTCTGGATGACCCAACTCACCGAATGCGCGATTCTTAGAAACGTATTCGGTCATATAACGCGCAACTTCTTTCTTCATAGTTTCTTCTTTATAAAGACGACCGTTACGATTCTTTTGTTCTGCAACAAGGAACGGTCCTTCGATGTATAATGACTTGACGCCATTTTTTTCTTCGGTAAGAACCTTAACTGCTTCGATTGTTTCTGTAATTAATTTCATTTTTATAGCCCTAGTGACTGTCTTCTTCTTAATGAACGTTTACGACGAATCATCGCACGTGCCATTTTTGCTCTACGTTTCACTTTTCCTTTGCGTTGAGCAATACGACGACGCAAACGTTCAGCGGAAGACATACGTGTCAACTTACCGCCACGAATAGTATAACCTTTAACTGCTGAAACCACTTTACGACGCTGAACTTTACCACCACGAACACGTGCCTTGATAAGTTTCTTGCGCCCCATGCGTTGAACATTGGCTTCAGTGATAATTTCTCTTACAACTTCTGATATAATGCTCATTTTGCACCAATCTTATATGTAACTTTACTTAATGCAAAATCTGCTGCTTTTTGAAAGCTCTTTGGCTCACTCAACATAGCAGCAAATTTTTGTTTATTTTGATCATTAAGAGCACCATGAACCATATGAAGTGCCTTTGCTACGCCGTGAGCAACTGGCATTTTAGTGCCATCAGCAAATTTAAAATGTTTTGTTAATGATTTTGGATTTTCTTCAGAAGCAAATTTTGATACTTGATCTAGGCTTTCCATCACATCATCAGTTTCAACTTCTTCTGCAGCAAGACCAGGGATTACTGTTGCTGGATTTGTTGTATTAGATGGACGATATGGAATTGTAAATGTTAACCCAAGTTTATCGTTAGTATACAAGGCAACTCTTCTTCCGTCTGGGAAGATACGAATACCTTGACGACGAAGAACCAACATTGGTGGTGGTTGCACTTCATCTTGTAATGCTTCGCAAATTTGATCTTTATCAGTAATCTCGAAACTGTTTTGAAGATTGCGGCGAACTGCTTGAAATGATTGCATAGAACCTAATGCAGCTTGAGACAATGAATCATTGTATTTCATCAATGCATCGCGTTGAGTTTTAGGAAGTTTTGCAACATCACCAACTTGTGCGTGCTTGCGCATCGCCATCTTAAGAGTTGGCAATTCGCTTGCTTTCATCATCCCAGCGCGCACTAGCGCATTGAGTTGCTGATTATTCTGTTGCGGAGTCGTCGCTTCCGTCAACTTCGACTTCAGTTGTTTCAACTTCATTCGTTTCTACTTCTGGTGTGATTAATGTTGATGCTAATTCTACTTTCTTTACTTCCAACGCATCAGTGACTTTGTTAGCAATTGCAGCATGAAATGCGTTAACAAATGCTTCTTTATCCTGATTCATTGCAGCATTAACGAGATCGACAGTTTCCATAATATTACTCCAAATTATTTAGTAATTTCATTTTGAAATGCTTGGTCAACTGTACTTGATGGTTCAGCGACTGTTGCTGGTGCTGGATTTTCAGATTGCTCTTCAGCAATCTCTGATTCCATACGCTCAATACCTTCTTCATCAAAGTGAAGAACGTGTTTCTTGACCCATGCCTTAGAATAATATGTTCCAACATATGGGTCAATTTGTGCCATAAGTTGTAAGCGAGCAGCCATAAGTTCTGCTTCTTTAAGTTCTGTAAAATTGTTATCTTTAAGGAAATCGTAGTGAATTTTTTCTTTTAAAATTTCCCACTCATCAACAGAACAAATACCCTTTAATGACAGTTGACGCTTCATCAACTCATCAAATAGAAGTGTAAATCTGTTGCGCAAACGATCAACAAATTTGCTAAATTTTAATTCGTCTCTGGTAATTTCTGTTGAGCGACCAAGAGAAAAACCAGTTTGCGGTTCTAAACGAGAAACGGGAACGTTCAATGACTTGTATAGTTTGTTTTCAAAGTAACGAACGTCAGACAATTCGCCAAGATTTTGACCAGCAGGTAGCGTGGTAATCTCAGTTGCCTTACCTTCACCACGACGTGGGATCCAGAAATCTTCCATCATTGACATAAATTTACGATCGTCTTTAACCTCACCAGTTGAAGAATCGTAAACAACCTTGTTTCTAAACTTGGTCATAATATCACGAAGATATTGTTCTGCTTTAATCTTCGGCATGTTACCAACGTCAATGTAGAATACACGACGTTCAGGTGCACGCGATAAACGGTAGATAACAACAGCATCTTCAACCATGCGCAACTGGTTAAGCGGTTTAATGGATTTATGGATGTATGATAAAACCATTTGACGTTTTGCGTCTAACAAACCAGAGTTAACATTTACGATTGCGTCGGGAGCAATTTTAACAGCGGTGTCATTGACCTGCGTTACAAGAGACTGACCTTGAACCGTTGCCTTTTCGTTGAAGATATAGAATTCTTGGAACCCATCAACAACCTCAATTTTGGTTCTTGGGTCTTTCTTTTTAATTACGGTACGAACTTTCTTGATCTTTCTTGGATCAATATAAACTAATTCTTGAATACCTAGTCTTGGTTGCTTTTCGTCAATCAAAACCTGATAG